GGGGAATCCAGCAAATTGCCCTTGATAATCATGATGCATATGGGTCCGGTTAGATCCGTGCCTGCCTCGGTGACAGTCAGCTCCAGATACCGCTTACCGCCGACATAGCCGAAGTTATAAATAGTATCGTCTTCGTCTGTGTCGTTGACAGTCAGGATAAGACCAGCGACTATATCTTCTACGCCGAGCATGTCCGCGTCCTCAACTGCCGCGTAGGTCACTCCGTCCGCGCTATCCTTCAGGGTAAACTCCCAGTATGCGGACCCGGTGAGGGCTGCATCCAGGCCGATGTCGATGACGAGTTCTGCTGAATTTGCGTCTACCAAGTCAAGATCCGTATATATTGCCGTGGTAGTTATGCCAATCGGATGCAGAACTTTGATGATGTCGATGCTATTGTGTAAATCTTTCATTGTGTACCTCCTTAAAACTTATTGAGTGGGGGTATGTTTCAACCCCCTGGTAATGTTAAGTAGTGGCTATCTTCATGGTCTTAATTGCCTCATACATGATGATCCCGCCGCCGACTCTCTTCGTGGTATAAAAGAGCACCTTTCCCTTCTCGGTCAGGTTATCGCGGATGACCCTGATCCCTATCCGGTCAACAATCAGGTAAGCCCGTTTGAAGTTTCCGAAGTAGATGGGATAATTCCCGGCTCCGATATCCTCCACGTTGTCATCGTACTCAATGGCTTTACCGAGGAGGGTGTCAGGAGCGTTTTCAAGGAGGCCAGGTTTCCAGATATAATTACCTTCACCGTCCTTGAATTTGTCGATGACCCCAGCCGTGGTGTCATTCATAAGCCACAGGGCGCCGTTACGATACGCAGGCTTCAGGGCGCGTTTCAGATCCTTGAGCTTGTCGGCACTGGCAAGGGTTGACGCGGCTCCACTTGCGATATAACCCATCTTCCCCCATGCATAAGAGGCATTCGCAACCTTCGTGTATGCGTCAAGACCCTTCGGCTTTGCCACACCATCGGCATTGATAAAGGCATCGCCTTCCTCTTCCGAGAAGTCAATGGAAACTTCATCTGCCAGCCACCCGGCGACATCAATAATTGCATCGTCAAGTAGCTTTTGCGTGGTTGCAGGCATGGAATAAAGCTCTTTTACGTTTATGGCTATCTCTACGAGCGTTGCTGTGTCTGTTTCGGTTCGAGATTCTTTTTCCCCGACCCAGCCATGAGCATTCCCGCCCTGGTTGACGATTTTCTTGTAGGTGTCAGAGCCGATGGGCATAACGGTGCAGATCCTCCGCATAGCCGACATGGTGCCAACAACCCTATCAATAGTGCTTTCGATTTCAGGCGGTGCCGTAATTGACCCACCATCAGGATCGGAAAGCGTGGAGAGTCCGGCTTTTACTGCAAAATCGTTGAGTGCGGCGGCGGTTGCTGTTCCATCGCCACCCTTTTTAAACCATTTTTCAAATCCGGCCTTATAGTCGGACTTGGCCTGTTCAATTTCGGAAGTCCCACCACCGAAAGCACCGCGCCCGGCCATAGTCTCAAGGGCTTCAAGCTGCCGTTTCATCGCGGAAATTTCGTGCATGTCGGTGCTGATCTTCTCCACCTTCTCCGCAAGCAGCGGGTCCGCGTGGCCTTTCGTCTCGATTTCTTTGAGACGTACATCATTTTCACCCTTGAATGTTTCAAAGGTTTTACCAAGAGCTTCTATAATCTTTTTAATTTCGTCCATTATCTGTATCCTCCTGTTATTTCATCATATTTGTAATTCTGTCTACTTCTGCCTGTATCCCCTCAACATCCCGTTGAGTGCCTTCTCTGCGTCCCGCGAGGAAAGCCTTTGCTTCATTCAAAGACAAGCCCACGTCCCGTAAGGCTTGCTCTTGGTCTCTTATTGTTGATTTTCCCTGTTCGTATCCTTCCGGCACGTTCCCATAAATAGACAGGTCAAAATCTGCCTTTGATGATTTCCCATCAACGATTACGTCTACAAATCCCTTCTTTTTTGCCTCCTTTGCATTCATGAAGGTTGTATCTTTCATCATTTGCGATAATTCACGCTTACCAATTTTGGATTTCCCTTGATAAATATCAACCATATTTTCATCAATTTTACCTAACAAGTCAGCAATATCGGACAGTTCATATTGGTTTCCGGCTGTATATGCCCACGCATTGTGAATCATAAGCATTGTGTTGTCGTAAGCGTGGACTTTTTTACCGGCCATTGCTATTACTGAGGCCATAGATGCAGCAATTCCTTCAATCCTCATCGTGACGATTCCGCCCTTGTGCGTTGCGAAGGCATTGTATATTGCCATCCCATCCCACACGTCTCCTCCAGAGGAATTTATTCTTCCAAGTACGTCACCCATATCTGCCATTTCCCTGATAAGATCAGATGGGTCATTGTATGGCCATCCGATATAATCATAGATTAGGATTTCTGATTCTCCGCCATTGCTTGCTGCCTTTATTTGATACCATTCAGGTTTATCAAGCGATTTATTAAAGATTCTCGATATGGCTTCTGCGTTTGTATTATTTCTATACGCTAGCTTCATTGCTGTTACCTCCTGTGTCCTTCGTGGTACTGGTGCGGGTCTTGTGGATCTCCCCCCCAGGATATCCATTCATATCGAGCAAATCTAAACAGTCATTTGGACAAAAGATCTCTTTGTCAATGGCAATCGCAAAGCCTTCCATTTGCTCCTTAAATGATCCCCTCTGTAATCCACGCGCGACAAACTTCGCATATTGAGTAGTTCTTTTCGCTGTTGGTATTAGGTCGCGGGAGATTGCTTTTTCTATTGTTACAAACCATGGCATCAGAGCGTAGATAACAAAACCGATTGAGAACTGTTCCGCGCTTGCATAAGTCGGGGTTTTGGATTCCGAGGAAATGATTGTCAGGGGCATTCCGAAGAAGATATCTACTATCTCCGATTTCTGATACTTACGAAGTTCAATGAATTGAGAATCTTTAGGGTCAATGGTTATCTTCTGCGCCTTCATCCCATCTTCGAGGAGCATCATGCGGTGAGATTTTCCAAGGCCACTATACGCTTCTGCCAATGAGCTTTTAAGGTCAGCTTTGATTTTGGGGTCAACCTTGTTAGGGTGCTCTATAATCATCCCGGGGTGTGTTCCACTGCCAAAGTACCGCGCCCCAAACTCTTCAGAGGCCAGTCCAAGGGCAATGGATTCTCTAATATACTGGATAGGGTTGACTCCCATAAATCCATTGATGGTCATTCCCCGTAAGTGCATGATCTGTGAGGCAGGGACTTCCATCAAGGTCCCATCTGGATATTTTAAGATGTAAGTAAGCTGATATTTTTCATTCTGTTTGACTTCGTGGACAATGCCGGGAGCGAGAGGGATTAATTCTTTTACAGGTGCGGTAAGGGAAAGCCCTCTGTTTTTCAGTGCAAAGAAGTTGCCCCTCAAGGGAAGATGGTTCATGGCCATGCCCCAAAACTCCGGCGCGGTCATCCATTCGTTCGGCTGGTCATGGAGTAAAAAATAGAGAGGATCGTTAATTAGTTTTGTGCGGGTTGTGCCATCCGTTTCCATCAGGTGACAAGGAAGCATACCTATGACGCGGGAAAGAACATTAACACAGGAATAAACGGTTGCCTGCCTCATTGCTGAATCACTCGACACAGACACGCCGGAGGAAGTTGAGCCGCCCCCGAAGACAGACATAATCATCCGTTCAAGTTCTTGCGGGTGCATTGCTTTAGGTCGTGCCATTCGAGAGACTATTCCCATTATTTATCTCCCGTTATATAGCCAATGATCATAAGGATGACTCCGCTAACCATAAAGGCCAGCCACTCACCCCACCGGAGATAAAGGCCATAACCAAGCATCCCAAGCCCACCAAGCACGCAAAAATCCCTGATATCAAAAGCTCTCCACAAGCCTTTGAACAGGGCCGTAATAATGTTACCTAATCTTTTAATCATTCTCACCGTTTACCCTTGTTTGTTGAGTAGTGGGTTCTATGTATGATGGAGGTGTTGCATATAAAATGGGGGTTGTCAAGGGTTAATATTAGAGTCATGATATAACCCCTTTCTTTATGGCCTCAAGAATTATCGCACAACGCTTCTTTGGTATAGCCCTTTCCCACTTACGCCAAGCGTTTATAGAATAAAGTTCATAGTACTCTTGGTGAAGCCAGGACAGGAATAAATCTTTTTTCTCTACCTTCTCCCACAACGCTCCGAAATCTTCCCATGTGTCGAAGGTACGGTGATGATGTGATTCCCAACACTCTCCACATTTTTTACATATCCCCTCGCTATCGAAATTGTCAATATCAATCCAACACTCGCCCAAAAACTCGGTCAGTATCTTTCTATCTTCGTCTCTCATCACCCCTCTCCTTTCAAAAGTCCCTTCTTCTTATCCACGCCCAGATT